CCAAGCGCGATAATAGGCATAAGCTGAAGGACTTGACATTCTTTTGTAAACCTCTTCGTTACCAGCGACGAGAGGCATCCATCCTTCATCCCAAAATCCGTCTTCCATAGGCTTAGTCTCACGAAGCTCCGTTCTAAAAAGACCTGGCCAAGCAATGGCAACGAATATCTTAGACGGGTCAAAACTAGATCTCTGTTTTAATTTTCCAATATATTGAATTGTGGTACGAGAAACACGATCCGCTGAAGCCCCTGAAACAGATAAATTAATTGGTTTATAGCCTAAGATATCTCCTAGTTTTTGAGGCCAAGCTCGGTGATAGCACTCACCTTGCCAAGTCTTTTCAATCTCTGCTCCCGAAGTATGGGAACAACCATTAGCAATTAGTATCATTCTTGTAACAAGGAATACGTAACAGGCATATCGTTAATATCGTGTTTTGACTCTTCTTCTGGACCAGAATAGCTATTTATTGCTGTGACTTTTGCATTTACAGTGGGCAAAATAGCAGATACCAAAGCCTCTCCAGTCAAGGTTTCATCAATACTCCCATGAGCAACATAAGCAAGAGTTGGATTATACTGAGATTGCATTTGAAATTCAACAACATACTTTGATGAACTTTCTATATCTCCGCTTGAATATTCATAAATCTTTAAAACACTGTAATCATCACAAGACCATAATGACATTTAAATCTCCTTATATTTAGTATACATAGGAAACACGTCAAAAAAATTAGTTTCTCTGTACTCGTCTAATAACAGATTAAACGAGACCATTTTTTTACGAATATCTTCCAATGAAAAATACTGCGGCACAACGCCGAAATCATTATTATGATATCCCTCTTTTAAGTCATTGTCTATTAATTTTTCATAAACAGACAATAAAGAAGGATATTTTTTATAAAGTTGAAAAAGTTTGTTTTTATCTTCACGCATAAGAATCTGTGGATTACAATGTATGGGTAAATGACAAGGTGAATATACAATGTTAATACCAAGTTCTCTAAATTTTTCTACTTGAGGAAGCGACCAAACGCTGTAAATGTTGACAACACAGTTAATAGTTTTTACATATTTTGCTGCTTTTTTAAAATTACTTAAAAATACAGCTTGATTAAACCCTGTACGAGAGTACTCAACAGCACGACCCCAACCATCTAAACTTGCTTCTAAGTTTACTTGTTTAAATTTTCTCCATAAAGTCATAAGATCTATGCCTTTATAATTCAAAACAGAAAGATTAGTGGAATACCCTAGAGAGATATTAGTCAGATTGTTATCTATTAAAAAAGAAAGTAACGTAAAATGTGCATCAGTTATTAGGGGCTCTCCTCCTGAAATACTAATATGCTCTAATACCCCTAGATTTATATTCTTTTTTAATAGATCAAATAAATAGTCTGAATTGTTATCAAAAGCATTCTTAGTTATAGAATTATCTTCAAACGTAAAAATATTATGTTTTTTATTTTCTTGTGCCCACGTAGAAGAAAAAGCAGGACCACACATACGACACTTAAAATTACAAACATTATTCAATCTGATGTGAACTGATCTAAGACCTCCACCTCTTATTTTAGATATTCTATGGCTTTTTACTCCAGAGCTTTCATTTTTCCAACAATATTCACAATTTTTATGTTGAATACCATTGCTTAACTGATTTTTAAGTTCTCTAAGTTCTTTTCCATTAGCATACTCTTTTATATTTTTACCCATGGGAAAACGATTTGAGGGCATAACACAGCAAGGAGTGACGCTACCGTCCTCCTCAATGTGAAGTTCTGTGTAAGGTCTATCACAATATGTGTTACTTAGAAGCTGCTCGCTCATAAATGCTAAGTGGATCTCTTTTTATACCTTGTAGAGACTTTTTGAACGACTCATAGTCAGATCTTAAGCTTTCTTGATCTTCAAGGTTTGGGTTTATGAATTGCATTCGCAATCTTTTGTACAGATTTTTCCAAGTGGGTCCGTGTGGAGTACACCTAAACCTGTTAATCTTATAACAATAGTATTGAAGTGCGTGTGCTATTTCATGTACTATTACCATCTTGAGTCTAGCATATTTATCACGAGTATAGAAGCCCCCGATATTAGGGTCAGAATCAAAAGATTTATATTCATATACACGATATATTTCACTATAGTTATCTTTACACAAGTGATTCATAGCTATATTAATACCCGGACCATCAGAGTACATGCCTCCACGAGAAGAGCGTCTTTTAGGACTCCAATCAAACTTTACAGAGGCAAGCTTAAAGTCAGGATATATTTCTTCTCTTGCGAATTGCTCTACTTCTTTTGCATATAGAGATGCAAAATTATTCCATTCAGCTCGTTCAATTGAGTTCATTATCGCCTCTTTCCTGTTGCGGAGTCTCCAGCTTCTTTGCTTGAAAGAACTACCAAATTACCTTTATTATAAGCTTGACCTATATGAACTCCAGAGCCTCCATACCTTTTTTGACCGCGTACAAAACCATTACCGACACGATCAGATGTCGGAGCAGTTATAACGTCAGATTTATAGTTTGGAAAGTTCGCTCTTGCTTTAGGTTTGTTAGCAAGCTGTTGAGGATGGACTCCCATACGACGGAGCCATTTATCGTGATATTCGCGTTGCTGTGCTTTGGTCATATACCCTCCTGTTATTTTAAGTAAAATAACAAAAATAAGACCTTGAAGCAATGATTAAGTTGGATTACCGTAGACGTCAAACCACTGTTTTTCAGTTATACACAAAGGAGGATATTCAACTCCCTCAGTGCCTTGTGATTGATTTACTTTAATTTGAAGTTGGGAATAATAAGTATAGATTATTGCTCTACATTCAGACTCAGAGTCAAAGGGAGAATCAGGAAAAGCATATAAATTGACGTATTCGTCAGAAGCCATTCCAATAAAGAATATTAGTATCCATTTCACAACAATAACTCCTCGTAATCTCGTAAGCAATCTGTATACTTACCATCAATAGTAGGTTTAAATAAAGCTGCTACGATATTACGAGCACGGGCAACTGCCTCCCAATTCTCATCACAAAAGATAGCAACACGATTACCGTGAGAAGGATTAGTATGATACATATCAGGATCATCTATCTGATAGTATGTCAGATTATCACAGATTCGTCCAACTAACTTTTTGTTGAGTTCAAAAGTAGTATTCGGTTGAGCGAATAAAGCTGCTAGATAAAAGGTTTTTGGAGTATACTCATTAGGTTGCCAAGCCCAGATACCCGAAGCATACAGATCGTGAATTGCGCGCATCAACCAAGGGTCTCCTAAACGATCTATATCACCCATACGAAGCTGTGCTTCAATAATGTAGTCACCAATCATCTCAATATTGACGCATCCTGTATATTTATCTAGATTAGTCTCAAGCCAGCTATGAGCGTGCCTATAAGCATACTCTGGAGTATCCTCTTCTTGAACAAGCTCCCAGTAGTCAAAAGCACCGTGCTGAAGCTTTTCACCTCTAAAAATAAAACACTCTACAATTCTTCCTTTATTCATAATAAAGTCAAAAGAGTAGTGCTCTCCCATATGGTAAGGAGACCAAAAAAGTCCTGCATCTACTATCTTACTATATTGTTCTAAGTTATGGCAAACTTGTGACTGTACTGAGCCTCCCATTAAGTTTGTAATGGGTTTGACGCATACAGGGTACGCAGTAGGAAAGGTACCAATTGGACCGTGTGGTAAGTCCTGAGAAGCGCAAATAAACATTTTATCATAGATGTGTCTATACTCTGAAAATTGACACCAAGCTACAGGGTCAGTAGTAGGTATTAGCACGTCAGTGTCTGGCACGTCTGCGTAGTGATTAGGCATCTGTTTAACTGGGTTATAACTACTCCATGTCATAATTTACCCCCACAATGAGGACATTTTTTATCATCAGAGACCTCTTTTAAATAGTTTCTTAACTCTTTAGCTTCTTTTAATTGTGCCTTAATCCAGTCTTTACGCCTTTCTGTTTTTGCTTTTTTAAGCTCTTCTTTGAGAGAAAGTTTCATTCTTTGAAGTTTTTCTTCAAAAATTGCGACAAAGGTTGTGATTGGTTTATGAGTCATCTAGCTTCACTCCACTAATTAAGTTTTGAACAGAAGTAACCTTTTCTTGTTCTATAATATCAATACACATATTGGTAATTTCAATATCTTTTTTTAAAAAGAACATTTTTTGTTGAAGTTTTTCCAGTTCTTGTTGATAAAATTCAAGTTCCTGTTCTTTACGAAGTTTGTGTTGTACTATATCTGAAAGGAGAATAATCTTATCTGTCATTTTTAAAATCTTTAAGATATTGGTATAATACTTTAGCAAAATCTAAGTTTGCTTGCAACCCAGGATGTCCATCTGCGCATTCACCTACTGGACTCATAAAATGATCAGTAAAAAGTAAAACATCAGAGAACTCTAATAAAATATTTTGATAATCAAAAGGAAGCTCAAGCTTGCCTAATTCTTTTTTAATGTTTTTAACAGGAATAACAAATAGATTTGGATACTTAGTATCTTTAATGTGTTTCAAGAAGGAAAGACATCTTATTCGTTCCCAAAATAACTTTTCTTCATTAAATATATATTTTGCAATATGTTTTTTAATTGGATTATCTAACTGGTTGTAAACGCTATAATCACTTAGCTTATTTTGATTGAATAAAGCAAATCTTGAATAAGGACATAGTTCAACAAGTATAAGATCTTCTTTTTTATGACAAGAATTATAGATTTCTATACATAATCGTTCAAAAGAGGCACCTCCCTCTCCAAAGTTATACAATCTCATATTTAATAGATCTGCAAGGATTTTAGGAAAAGCATGATTCTTCTCTTTTTCTCTGATAGAATTGACAATTTTTGAATCTAAGTTTTGCAACCAGGCAAACCTCTTACTTCCAGTATAAGCAGAAAATCCAGGTAGTTCATGTTCAAATAACTCTTCTCCTACAGAGAAACTATCTCCATAAGAAATTAAGTCTGGGCTGCAGGAATCTAATAGATAGTTCTTCATCATTTAAATTTTTGCTTTTTGTAATACAAAACTTTTATAAGTGTAAATGCGAAGTCAGAATTAGTTACACTACCATTTACTCCCCAAAAGAAATCAAATCCATCTTGATTAAAATTTTTAAGTTTTTGATATTGTGAAAAATCTTTATTCAAAATGATTCCAACCGCTAAGTCAACCCAACATTTTTGATCGAATAAAACTACTGTGTGCCCGCCAGCTTGAGCTGCTAAACATTTTATGTCTGATAAATACCAACATAGAGTTAAGCTAGCAGATTCACAATCACCCTTGGTAACATTTATTGTTTCTATGTAATCGTTCAAAAATTCTAATAAATTTTTATTTTTGTATTGTGGGAGACCAAAAAGTTGTTCGTCCATCATTAAGTTTTACCTTTTCAACTGGATTTCCATAAATATCCTGTTTCTGATTATAGACCATCACATGCCCACCCCTAGCAGCAACAATCTCGGTTGGATTGCTAGCAAAACGAGTATAATTACCGTGATTATTATATAAGTCGGAATAATTACGAATAGTGGCTCCACCTGTTTCATAGGAAGCTTTAAGTATTTTACACACTGCATGGTATAGTTTCTCAAGTTCTTCATCACTGCAACTTTCTAAAATTCTATCAGGTCTAATACCTGCTAGAAAAAGTGATTCAGATTTGTAGATATTTCCAACACCAGATATCTGAGACTGATCCATAAGCCATTTAACCATTGTCCATCTGGGTTTGAGACGAGCAATACGTAAAAATTCGGGTAGAGTACAAGGATTATTAAGCATATCAGGCCCAATAGAATCCAGTTTCTTCTGATGATCCTTATTATCAAAAACAAACTTAACAGTGCCAAAATTACGTTGATCATTATAGTATACCGCCGTATCATCATCAAAATAAAACGCAATACGAGTGTGTTTTGATGGTTGGAGTTTAAAATTACCACTCATACCCAGAGTAGTATACATATAGCAAATTGGTAAGAGATCGCCAAACTCCCACCAAATGAATTTGCCTTTATTAAATACACCCTTAACTGGAAGATGTTTTTCATCTAGTGCAAAATAAAACTCAGAAAACCCAGTAGGTACGTTTTTTACATACCTACCAGAAATAAAATTAATGTTTACTAGAGACTTACCACGTACAGCCCGATCTACTTGACGAGCTGTACGAGTGCATTCTGGTCCTTCAGGCATTAAGAAACCTGTACTGCAATGTAGATACAAAGAGCGATGATAAGAAGTTTACCATAGTCTAAGTCAAAGTCAGTACCTTCGCCAATTTTTGCTTTAATATCACTAAGTTTCATTATTACCTCATCCGAAGGTTAGCTTGACGTGGAAAACCCCAGACATCAATAGCAGGGATGCGAATCATGCGTTCTTTAGTATTATTTTTATCAGGATTTACAACAGTAAGCATTACATTTTTACCTGCACGCCATGCTTTGACTTTATTATTCATTTCAGCTTCAGAACCTACATACTCAAGCCGCATAGCTTTTTGAATACGGTTACCGAAACGGTTTGGGTTTTGGTGGGTGATACCTTTTGAGACTTGTTTTTGACGCTGTCTTTTCTTAGCCATTAGTTACTCCTTGTTGAAAATATAAGTTAATATAACTTATTTTCAAGCATTAAGCAATTAAAGAGCGGCAATCATTACAGCATAGTTAGATGAGATTGTTGAATTTTGTCTTAAATCAAGAAAAGAAGAGATAAAGTGTTGAGGCTCATAAACCTGTTCACAACTTGA